AGGACGATTAAGAAATACAAGGTTTTGATTGAACAGAAGACTCGGGCGATCCTGAAAGAGCATGACTTATTTTAAAGCGCCAAATTTGATATGCTAATCTAGTTTTTCTCACTTAAAATACCAAATATAATCACTTATGGCGCGCAATTATAAGAAAAAAGTCGATCAATTACAACTGACAGAAGAGCAAGTTCAGTTCATCGAGGAAAACTGGGATAAGAAGAGCGTGATCGAGGTCGCGCAAGTTGTCTTTGCCGACCCGACCATTGATGGGCATCGGGCGGAGGCGCGGAAGATTAAGGAATACATTTTGAAGAGGTTTGGTCAGGAGGTAAGCGCGAAAGCAAATCCCCCGCCTAAGACTGCGCAGATTGGACTCAGTAAAGAACAAGAGGAGTTAATTCGTAACAATATCGACCAATTCAATAATCCGGAGGAGGCGGCACAACTCTGCTTTCCGGAGAAATACAAAGGAAATGCAAAGGTTTTGCCGACAGATAGGGAATTTTTATGGGTTTATGCTTTTATGCAGTCGGTCAATCCGAGTGTAATTTCTCGGGAAGATCAGTTGGCCGATGAGGTTGAGTATCGTCCGCCGGGTAGTATAGCGAGAATGGTTCCCAGAGTTAATCTCTATGTAACGAAAGGATCAACTGAAGATAATAAGAAATTTCTTGACCCGATGAATCTAAAACCGCAAGAGCGTCGTTTTGTCGAGGCTCTAATTGGTTACATGAAAACCCACCGCTTTGTCATGGTGATGAATGAATACAAAATGAAGATTGATAGGGAGCTGGCCGAGTCCTCTTTTGTTCGTTGGTGCTATGGCAAGGACGATCTTCTTGAAGAAGAGGTTGATCGCTATATTTCCCTCGTGGAAGAGGTTGTAGATTCTGCAAAAATTCGCCGACAGATTGAAGATCTTGACCGTGAGGCGAATAGATTAAGAAAGGGAGAAGATCCAGAGGGAAAAAAAATGAGCATGACCCTTGTGGAATTAATGAATAGCCAGAGAGACAAACTCAAGATGTCAAAAGACCGTGGTGAAAAACTATTGTCAAACCTTATTGACTCGCGCGCTGAAAGATTGAAAAAGAGGGTGCAAGAAAATTCATCAATCATTAATTTAGTCGAAGCATGGAAGAACGAAGAAAAAAGACTGGAATTGTTGGAATTGGCCGAACTTGAAGCTCAGGCCGACGAACACGAAATAGACAAACTTTCTTCAATGGACGCCGTTGTGGCGCTTATTGCGGGTATTCAAAAACAAGAACTTAGATAACAAAAACAAACAAAATAAATATTATGGGTCGCAAAACCAAAACATTTACGGAAGAACAGGAAAATGAAATTATTAAGGATTACCTCGGGGGTATGTTCCACAAGGAGCTACTAAAAAAGTGGGCTCTGGCCCATTATAAGTGGCGCGAAATCAAAGACCGGCGTGGCGTCGGTGATAGACGACCTGATTACTCCCATTTACCCAAAGATGAGGTTGCCGCTGATTACTCCGCTGGCATGCGGATTCCGGCCCTGATGGAAAAGTATAAATGCACGAAAGACGCGATTTATGACATTACCAAACCTCTTAAGGTGGAAAGTCCGTTCTGGGTGCGGAGGGGATCTTCTGTGGAGAAGAGAATTTTAGAGCTACATGCCCTTGGTTGGCCCGCTCTTCCGATTGGGCGAGAGGTAGGAAAGAGCCAGTGCTGTGTTATTGGATGCTTGGAGAGGAATGGACTGAAGGCAGATAATCATTTGGCGGTTCCATTAGACGAGCACGATGTTGTTTGCGCTAGATATTTAGCGGGGGAAAGTTCGGAAGATATTGCTAAAACTTACCAAACCGCCGGATGTGTTATCCGTAATGTTTTAGAAAAAAATGGAATTGCTCGCCGTGGGATGAGTGAAGCTAGGCAAATTTATTCTATTAATCAAGATTATTTTGACGTAATTGACTCGGTAGAAAAGGCTTATATTATCGGTTACTTTTATGCGGATGCATGCAACAAAACCTACGACAGAACGGTTTCGATGGGCCTTTCCATTGTTGACGAAGAAATTCTGCATAAAATCAAAAAATGGATGGGAACAGAAGATAGACCCCTTCGCTATTTTCAACACGAGACAAAAAGCGGAGAAATAAAAGATTACGTTGAGCTAAATATTTATAACAAAAAAATTAGCGAAAAACTAGAAGAGATAGGTATTGTTCGCGCGAAAAGCTATGTTGAAATTCTTGATCTACCCAAGGGGATTCCCTACTCCCTGATACGCCACTTTCTTCGCGGGTTGATTGACGGTGATGGATGTATTTTCACGGCTAACACGGCAGAGTTTAACTTGGATTGCAGCGTCATGGGTAATCCCGTATTGCTCGGAAAGTTGGCCGACCATATTCATAAAGAAATTGGTTATCTCCCAACTATTCGTGAAGCTAATTTGATAGAAAATACGAAATGTCGTAGCCGAAACATGTATGTCGCCGGGAATCGGAATTGCGTTAAATTCCTGCAATGGCTCTATAAAGACCATAATGGCGCTCGGCTTGAAAGAAAATATCAGAAGTATAAGAGTGTAATTTCTGATTATTTTTCGCGAATTAAGGGTTCGGAAGATTTAGCGGAGTATAACTATGTTCATTAAGTCAAAGATTGACGGGAAGGAATTTGGTTCAATAAAAGACTTCAATGTTTATTTGCGGTCAGTTAAACTTACGCAAAAACAGTATTTTACTCAGCATGACCCTAAGTTTTGCAAAAGTTCTGGCAAGCCAATTGAGTTTAAGACTATTGAGCAATACCTTTTAACTGATTTTTTTGATAAGAATGAAATCAAGAAGTGGTATAAGGCCAATCCCACGGAGGCCAAGCAATACACGATAGACGTTCTTCAAAAGAGAAAAGAAATAAAGGGTTTATCCTACCAGATGGGCGAAACTGAATTGCGCAGTCTCGGATTACCTAGTCCGAAGTATTTTTTGCAAACCTTTGAGGATTATGGATTCTTCTGCGCTGAATTAGGCATCAAGGAAAGGTATAATTACTCTCTCAACATTTCTTGTCGGCTAGTTCCAGAATCATCCATTATTATTGATACGAGAGAACAATCAAACATATCATTCGCGGGGGCGAAAACCGAGAAGATTGAATATGGCGACTATTGTTTGGCGTCAAACCCGAAATTATCAATTGAGAGGAAGTCGTTACCCGATCTGATCTCTACATTAGTTACGAATTTTGATAGGTTTGAGCGGGAGGTAATTAGATGTAGAGAAGATGGCGGCTATCTGGTTGTTTTATGCGAGTCTACCCTGAAGGACGCCCTATCTTTTGACTATTTACCCCATATAAAACGATACACTAAAATAAAACCACAGGTCGTCTTTCACAACATCCGAGATTTGTGCCAGAGATATGAAAATATCCAATTTGCCTTTTGCGACGGGCGAAAACACATGAAGGATTGCATAAAGAAAATTCTGACCTGCATCAATGATGTATCCAAGATGGATTTACAGTATTTAATTAAGGAGAAAAAACTTTAATATGTGGATAGAATCTAAAAAGGTCGGACGAGACAATAAAGACTGGAATGCGGAGCTACGCAACATAAAAGGCTCTCTGACAGACGAGGAGGCCCGCGTTTCTTTGTGTCAATTTTTGAGACACAATCTCAAATTTACCACATTCATTCTTACGGGCATTCGTCTCGCCCCGTATCAATCTCTTCTCGTTAAGGCGTGGTTCAAAAAAAACTTCTGTCTCAATGTCCTTGGGCGCGGATGCGGTAAAACCTTCAGCGCGGGTATCTTTGCTTTGCTGTATGCAATTTTCTTCCCGAATGAGCATATCCTAGTAGTTTCCGCAACCTTTCGTTCAAGCCGTCGTATTTTGGAAGCTATTGACAAGTTGGCTAGAGGTCGTGGCGGCGCTCTGTTAATGCAGGCATTCGGGACACAGATGAAAAAGGGCAATGACATGTATACTATATCATTTAAGAATGGGTCTAGTATTAGTGCGGTTCCATTAGGTAATTCTGACAAGCTAAGAGGTCTTCGTTGTTCCGTGCTAATCCTCGACGAGCTATTACTAATTCCGAAAATCGTTGTGGAGACGATACTTATGCCGTTCCTAAGTGCTTCCGCGAACATCCCCGAGAAGATGCGTATTCGCTCTATTGAGGATAGGCTTATTAAAAAGGGGGTGATGAAAGAAGAGGACCGACGAAAGTTTGAGTCTACGGCCAAACTAATCGGGTTATCTTCCGCATCTTTCACTTTCGATTATCTGTATGAGATGTATCAGTCTTATTTGGATAAAATCAATAAGGGTGAGTGTGATGGCCGTTATTTCGTCTCTCAGTTAAGTTACGAAGTGGTTCCGAAAGACCTTCTAGACCCGAGCATTATTGACGAAATGGTTAATGGTAGTATGTCAAAGGCTGTCGTTGATCGAGAGATGCGCGCTATGTTTACGTCAGGTAGCGAAGGGTATTTCTCAGCGGTTAAAATGAAGGCGTGCTCAATTCCTGATGGAGAAAAACCCTCCGTGGAATTGGTGGGCAAGCCAGAAGATCAATATGTCTTGGCAATCGACCCCTCTTTCTCAAGTGCGGAACACAGCGATAATTTTGCGATGTGTCTAATGAAAATCGTAGAAAAGAAGGATGGCCGCAAAATTGGCATGGTTGTCCATCAATACGGGGTGGCTGGTGGCGACCTAAAGAGTCATATTTGTTACCTGCATTATATCCTAACCTGCTTTAATGTTGTTTATATTGCCATTGACTCCAGCGGCGGTGATTCCAACGAGTTTATTTCTAGTGCAAATAATTCCAAGGTTTTTAAAGACTCGAAAATTGAAATTCTTGATATTGAGGCTGACTTCAATAAGGATGATTATGTTAATCTACCTACGCAAATAAAGCGGAGCTACAATAAGGGCGCGGGTCGCATAGTTCAGAAACAGGGTTTCAACGCCGTCTTTCAAAGAGCCGCTAACGAACATTTACAAGCATGCTTGGATTTCAAACAAATTCTTTTTGCGAGTAAGGCCGCTTCTCTGACAGACGCTGGTTCATTAGTAGAGGGCGTAGAGCACCTTTTAACCCCGCTGAAAAATCATGAAAGTTTTAATAATCCAGAAGAGAACAGCCCTCTAACTTTCCTAGAAGAGCAAGACCGACTTTTGGATCAGGTTAAAAAAGAATGCGCGCTGATTGAGCCTCGCCTGAGCGCGCTTGGAACGATGACCTTTGATTTGCCCACATCATTAAAGCGTAGTCGTAGCCCGAATCGCCCGAGAAAGGATAATTATTCCGCCCTCTTTCTTTGCAATTTCGCGCTCAAACTATATTTGGAATCTCAATCGGTTGAAGTTGAAGAAATCCCCGAGACTTTTACTCCCTTTGCCGTCTAGCTTTTAATTGTCGCAAAAGTAGATTCAATTCTACAATTTCTACTTTCTCATTCCGTCTTCCGGCGTGTAAACCTCTTTCATGCCTCGGAAATACACTAAAAAGTCGGAGTTTTGGAATCTTAAATCTGCCGCCGCTGGCAATTCTACTTCGGCCCCGCTCGCCGAACAAATCGCGGAGTCCCGCCTATCCGAACCCAGCATTCCAAATATTACGTATGATGATATTGCCTTGGCCGACTGCCGAACAGAGGGGCGTTCAAGCTATCGGAATCTAGAAGGGCCGGGCACACAGGGCATTTTCGCGCAGACTTCATTTCCAAACATCTCCTCTGGAGTTCTTCCTTATTGCAACAAAAACGGGTCAATCAACGTTAGGGAGTCCATTGAACTTTGTCAGCGTGCTTATGCTAACGTCTCTATCTTCCGCTCGACTATTGACATCATGACGGAGTTTTCCAACTCCAAACTCCAACTCAGAGGCGGTTCGGCGGCTTCCCGCTCCTTCTTCTCTAAATGGTTCGAGAAGATTAATATACATAATCTGAAAGAAGAGTTCTTCCGGGAATACTACCGGTCAGGTAATGTTTTTATTTACAAGATTGATGGAAAGTTCAAGTCGGATGATTTCGTTCAACTGATGGGAGTTCGGAATAAGATCCCCTTGAAGTATCTTCTTTTGAATCCCGCTACGATTGCGGCGACCGGCGGCATTGGGTATGATTATGCCTACATGAAGTTAATGTCAAAGTATGAGATTGAGAAATATAAGAATCCCAAGACTGATGAGGATCGAGCTGTCTTTAATGCTCTTCCCGAAAATGTAAAAAAGCAGATCAGAGCGTATACTACCAGTTATTCCGAATTGTATATGAATATTGAGCCGGAAAAGCTCTTTTATGTCTTCTATAAGAAACAAGGATATGAGCCATTTGCGGTTCCAATGGGGTTTCCCGTTCTGAATGACATCGAATGGAAACTGTCCCTGAAAAAGATGGATATGGCGCTAGCTCGCACGGTTGATAATATCATCCTGCTTGTGACCATGGGTGCTAAGAAGGACGATGGCGGTATTAATTATAAGAATATTGAGGCAATGCAAAAACTACTTGCCAATCAGTCGGCGGGGCGGACAATCGTATCGGATTATACTACCAAGGCTGAGTTTGTCATTCCAAAATTGGAAGACATTCTTGGAAAAGAGAAATACGAGGTTGTTAACAAGGACATTGAAGACGGCTTGCAGAACATCCTTCTAGGCGACTCAAAGTTCGCCAATCAGATGATTAAGACAAAGGTGTTCCTTGAACGTCTGAATGAGGGTCGCGATGCCTTTATTGACTTCATCTATCCGGAAATGAAAAAAATCGCTGAAGATTTGGGTTTCCGTTATTGCCCCAAACCGGTCTTCGAAAAAATCAATCTGAAAGACGAGGCTCAATTTGCCCGTGTTGTTACTCGTATGGCCGAACTCGGTATTTTGACGCCTGAACAGGCTTTTGAGACTCTTGAGAGCGGACTGTATCCCGATAATGAATCTCTGGTTCCCGCGCAAGAAAAATATAAACAAGAGAGAGATAAGGGCCTTTGGACTCCGCTGCTTGGCGGGTCAAACCAAGGGGAAGGCAAAGATGGGCGACCAACCGGGACAGGAACCCCGAAAAAGAGTAATCCAATTGGAGCAAAGGGCAAGGGTCTGGCTTCGGAAGAGTATTCTGCCAAGAAAATTGCCTCCGTTTTTGAATTAGCTACAAGCTTAGAGGGTCGGGCGGTTGCCGAGCTGAAGAAAAAGCATGGGGTTAAGAAACTTAATAAGGCTCAGACGGCGGTTGCCGAGCAAATTACCAAAACAATCGTGGAGTCTAATAAAGTCAAAGACTGGGATTTGGCCTTGGATGGATTTATTGAAAAAGGACAGCTCTTGGAGGACAAAGAATTTATTTCTGCCGCCATGGATTTAGCTGCCGAGAAAGAATTGGATCTTTATCAGGCTTCTGTCATGCTGAACTCAAAGGAAATTGAATAGTCAACTACCCATGAATAAATTCACGGGCTTGTGAGTTACGAACACCCACGTTTGGCAGGTTGACAATTCTGCCTGCCCCATCAAGTATGTTGCCATACGAGAGGGGAAGTTTGGATTTATTTCCAATATTTACAGATGCATTCAGATCCGCATCGTAAATTAAACCCGATTTAGCATAAAACCTACGACCACGACGTTCACCTTCGCGTTTTCCAGTTACGGAATCCGTTTGGGAGGTATACATCGGGCAAACACAGATTACTTGCTTTCCAAGTATTCTTGCCTTATAAGTTAATATTTCTCTGAGTTTAAAAAATGGAACTTGGGCAATCGCCCGCTTGTTCTGATACTTGTTTTTCTTTTTCTTAATTCCAGCCAGATCCTCCAATACAATCGTCCCAGCTTTTGTTTTCAATATTTCATTTGCAATCAAATAGGATTGATTTTTGGATTTATTCTTCTCTTTGTGCTTGAGTTTTTTCAGGTGTCTTTTCGCCGACCGAGTTTTGTTGGATTGCAGACTTCTTTTCAGAAAACGTAATTTTCGCTTCTCTTTGTTGTATTTCCGATCAATAATCAAACGGCCATCCGAACAAGCGGCGGTGACTCTCATTCCTAAATCAACCCCAAGGGCAATATTTTCAGATTTAAGTTCTTTGCTGCCGGTCTCGAATGTCAGACCAATCCAGATTTCTCCGTTTCGTTTAAAAACCAATGGGTCTCGGTATGGATATCTCTCCAGCAACTCTTTTAATTTCGGATAAACTAAAAATTTGAACTGTTTCCGCCCGCTCATCGTTGTTATTTTTAGTCCTTCTTTTGTGGGACAAGAATACAGCCTTTTATCCAGACGAATACTCAGACTCTTTTTCTCAATCGCCTTTTCAATTTTATGTTTGTTTGAATTGACGGTTTTATATGCCGACAAACATGCTTGCTCTGCCTTAATAACGACTTGCGATGGAATATCCGGTCTGATTTTCCGAGTTTTTCCGTAAACTTTGGAGTGCAGAATCATTAAGGAATTTTTCTTGGCCCCAAAATGCTCTTGACTCGCAAGATTGAACACAAAACGCTCCGCTTCAAGAATCTTCTCTAAATCGGAGAAATCCTCTTGACAGGAAGAGATAAGTTTTGTATTGTAGCTAATCATCCAACATAAGATTACACTAGATTTTCATTTTTTAGAGCTAAAATCTTAATTTTATAAGTTTTAATGAAAAATCCAACAATTTACCGCGCAATTCCTCTCACGAATAAATTCGGGAGTCTCCTTGCGTCATTCTTATGAAATCTATTTTAAATGGCCTACTGTTGCTATTGATTATTCTGTTGGATTTCGTTTTGTTTTTCGGTGCGGTTGTGTTCGGAATCATCTTTACGCTCACATTTCTAGTTTTATATTTCCCAATAAGCTTTCTTATTGCCTTTGGAAGCCTTGGCCGAGATATTCTATTTTGTAAAAAAGTAGTGTAATCCTATTTGATGCAAGTTGACGACTCTTTAAAGGATTACCCATACTCAGCCTGCTTCCTGAGTGTCGCCAGCGTTATTAAACCAACGGATGAGGATCATGAGGTTGCCAAGGCGTCTCTACAATCCCTTTCCGGCCTTCTCCCTCCCGACGTTACCCCGGAAGAGAATCCTGATTTAATTTATTTTGCGGCAAATGGAGCCGTGGCAGGTATTTGTAATGAGAATGATGACTGCCTAGACCCTGCTACGGCATTAGAGATTTACCCGCAATCTAAACACAAATATATCAATGTCGATCACAAACGGGATATTGTAGTCGGCAGCGTTCTGTATCCCGGGCTGTCTAAATATGGCGAGAACACTCTAATTGATCGTGAAGCGGCGGCGGGCGAAAAGTTTTTCAATCTGTCCGTCGTCGCCATAATGTGGAAGGCAATCAACAAAAAACTTGCCGAAATTCTATCTATTGCGGGTGACGAGTCCTCCTCTGAGTTCGGCAAAGTCTCTCTGTCGTGGGAGGTCTTTTTTAAGGGTTTCGACATTGCTATTGGCTCGCCGATCCTAGCCGAGGCCCGAATCGTAACTGATCCCGCTGAATACGAAAAACTCCTGCCCTATCTTAAACACAACAAAGGTCGAGGTGAATACGAGGGGCAAAAAGTCTATCGTGTCATTCGAAATACTGCCGACTCAAAAAATGTAATCATCGGCGGCTACTCATTAGTAACAAATCCGGCGGCTCAGGTTGAAGGTATTCTAAGTATTCTTAGTAACCCTCAGTATGATGTCTCGGATGAACGAGTCGCCGAGATAATTCCGGAGGATAATAAACAAAAAGAAAAAAATCTTTCAATTTCCGATAATTCTTTTTCCCAAACTCCGAAAACCTTTGTAAACCCCAATATAGCACACTCTGAGACTGTGACTCAAACTCACTCAACCCTTACAATCAAAAAGTTCATGGACATTCAAAAAGTAGAAGATATTACCTCCAACTGGAACGAGTTTTCCAAGTTGGAAGAGTCTGTCGCCTCAACCAAGATTTCCGAAATCTGGAAGACCGGGCTGAAAGAAGCCTCTGATAAGTTCGTTGCCGAGATTTCCGCCAAGGATGCCGCACTTGCCAAAACTCAGGAAGAGGCCGCGAAGGCTGTCGCTGAAGTCGAGGTTGTCAAAGCGTCTTACAATAAGGTGATGGCCGAACTTGATGCTATTAAACAGGGCATTAAGGCCCAGATGGATCAGGAAGCTTATTCCGCCCGCATGTGCGAGATGGAAGATGAGTATGATTTGGATGATGAAGACCGTAAGGTTGTCGCTTCTGAAATTATGGGCATGGATGACGAGACCTATGCTGGTTATAAGAACAAGTTCGCTTCTTTCGCCAAGTTCAAGTCCAAGAAATTCAAAGCTCAGATGGAAGAGGAGATGCGCGCCAAGTGCATGAAAGAGATTCAGGAAAAGGCCGCTGCCGCGACTTCTACCGCTTCCACTAAAACCAAAGAGGAGATCGCCGAAGAGGCTCTAGCTTCCGCCAAAGCAAATCCCGGTTTCGTTCCCGCTCCCCATACCGACACCCAAGTCAGTCTTCTTGACAAGTATTCCGCTGCTTTCGGTAAAGACGCCGTGAAGGTTTCTTACAAGACTCGTTAATTTCTCCCTATAATCAATCAACCAATTCAGACAGACAATCAGTTCAAACCTAGTTTACTTTAAGCTCTAAAACCCTTTCAACCTATAAAACAATATGGCTACTATCAATACCCGTCTCCTCCCCTTTCGTGACTATGATGAGCACGAAGTTCTTGGCTTTTTCGCGCTGAATCAAACCGGCGTTGCTGGCCAATTCGTTTCGTTCAGCACTTTCGACCCCGACAATCAAAAGGGCTTTAGCTCTGTTTCTCCGGGCGCTGATTATGATAACGTTTACTCCAAGCGTTATGAAGTTAAAGCCAAAGTCGCCCCTGCCGCTTCTGGCACCAAGGCTTCTCAAGTCGCTGGCATCACTCTTTATAGCACTCTCGAATTTGACGAGAATGGCGAAAAGCTGATTTTCCATCCCGAGAAGAAAGACAAGCTCAAAGCCGTGACCTCCGGCGAGGGTGTTCCTATCCTCAAGCGTGGTCTCGTTACCCTTACTCAGGGCGCTTATCTCGGCACTCCCGCCCCCGGCTCTTACGGTGTTATCAGTCCTTCTGGTGATGGCAAGATTCTCGCCGTTTCTGCCACTGGTCTCGTTACTACCGGCGTTGGTTACAAACTTGATGATGTTGTCGGTCGCTTCATCAGCTCCGCTGGCACCAAGCAGGGCGGCTATGCTCTATTCGAGGTTTCCGTCTAATCACTATCGGTCATTTTAACCAACCTCAATTTTAATTTACTAAAATCATGAATTATATCACTCTCAAAAACGACGGCGAGCAGATTGAACTTATCAAGGCTCTCGCGTCCAAAGACCCCGCCAAAGCTATGCAAGCCCGCATGGCCTTCGCCGCCGCTGTTGGCCCGCTCATTCAGCAGGTCATCAACTTTGCTCCCGGTTTCGCCAATATGTATACTCGTCTGGAGTTGAACGAGAACCAGAACCACGAGATCGACCTTGCTCAGTATTACGACATCAAGCAGATGGAGTTCCTGAAGATCTGGTCCCAGCGCATTGCTGGCGGTCTCCCTTCTAACGAGCTGCCCGGTAGCGAAGTTCTGAAATTCACCACCTACCGCCTTGAGTCCGCTCTTTCGGTTCTCGTGAAATTCGCTAAACAGGGTCGTATTGACTCCGTTCAGCAGGGTCTTAACTTCCTTGCTCAGAACTTCCTCGTTCAGAAGGATCAGGATGCGGCTTTCGTAGCTCTTACCGCCCTTGCTCAGGCCGAAACCAATGACGGTCTCGTTGATAAGAAGCATATCATCCGCACTAAAACCGCTGGTAATATTGTTCTCGCAGATTTCTTGGCTCTCGGAACCCTGTCTTCGCGTATTCTCTCTTCGTGGAATGGTGGCTCTGCCGTTGGGACCATGGGTAATGGCATTACCGATATGGTGTTTTCTGCCGAGGGTATTGAAAAGCTGAAGAGCATTTCCTTTAATCCTGTTAACACTGTTGGAACTCTTACCAACATCCCCGCCCATGAAGATCTTCGTAAGAAGTTGTTTGAAGGCGGTGGCGCTCTCAGCTTCTATAATGTCGCCATTCAGCAGAATAACCTCCTCGGTGTTGGTCGCGAGTATAATACTCTCTTCGACACCGCCGCTGGCTCAATCGCTTATCCCGGCTATAACGCTTCTGGCACTGCCGTCTTCGACGGCTCCACTGAAGAGGTTGCGTTCGGTGCTAATCTTGCGGCTCCCGGAATGTTTCAACCTGTTGTGCTGGACGGTGATACGGGCTCGGAAGTTACAATGTCACCCGACGATCAATACGTTGGGAGACAAAAAAAGATCGGCTTCACTGCCGAAGTTGAGCAGGGCTTTATTCAGACTGACTCGCGCACGACTATTGGATTGGTCTTCTGATTTGATTAAGAAAATCTCACAAAAGAACCTGTTAATTCAGGTTCTTTTTTTATTGCCTTTTTAACGGATCATCAATAAAATATAAGAACTAACACATGAGAACGCACAAAAAATTCTGGACACAGGAAGAAAAAGATTTGCTTGGCAAAGTATGCAATGGAACGGAAAGTTTCAAAACTATTGCGAAAAAATATTTTCCTAATAGAACGCATATGGCGGTTGAGTCAGCATGTAGTGTTTTTGGGTTTAAAAACGATTTCGATCATCGGACTTATCCGCCTGATGACAATTTTTGGTCTGTTCCAAATGAAAATAATTCATATTGGGCTGGGGTGATGGCGGCAGACGGATGTATTTATAAAGATAAAGGCTTAAAATGTCGATCTTTTCATTGGGCTATTTCAGAGGTTGATTTGCCGTTGATGAATATTTTTTATAAAGATGCCAAGTTGACATGTCCCATTATTAGATTTCAAAACACAAGAGATACTGGATACGTTAGTAAATTTATCAGGGTCAGCGTCTTTTCAAAACAATGGATGGAGGATTTTGAAAAAAATTTTAATCTAGTCCCTCTTAAAACACAAAGGCTCGCGCCCCCGGAACATCTTGAAGAAAAGCTACTGTGGTCTTATTTGAAAGGCTACACCGATGGTGACGGATGCGTAAGAATAAGTAGAGGAAAAGAACACAAGACACTGGTTATAGAATATGCTTCTAGTAGCATAGAAATATTGCACTGGATAAAAAGGATGACTGATTTAAAATTTACATCAAGAAGGAATTACGGAAGAGAGGTTCACTCTAGCGGAAATAAACATACTTTTTCTATTGGGGGACAAGCCGCAATTCAAATGTTCTTGTTTTTGTCAAAACTTCCCGTCCCTTGCCTTGACCGAAAATGGAAAAATCCAGAAGTCTTAGAGCTTGTCGCCAAAGAAGTCGCCGCCCGACCCGAAGCCTACAAAGACTTCGTTTAATTCTTTCCCGCCCCAAAATTCTTTTTCCCATCCTTCCATCTTCTGTGTAGTCTTCATTTATAACCACACTAATTTATGCCCAAAGCTAAAACCAAAATTAAACCGACTGAAAAATTCGAATCTCTGGAGGTCGCCGATGGCCAAAAAGAGGTTCCTGTCGCCGCGCTCAAAAAACCTAAAAACATTGAAGAAATTCTTCGCGCGAGCAAGAAGCTCCGTATGGAACAAACGCAGGAAGAGTATGAAGATCATATCTCGGCTCTGTCTATGGCCGAATTGCAAGACCACGCCTATCAAAAACGCCTTCTCCCTATTGCGAATCGGAAGAAGCTCGAAAGTTTGCTTGTTCAAGAATTTATTCGTGAGCGAATTTACGCGAAGTCTGCCCGACCGCTGACCGACCCGTTTGCTGACATTCGGAAAAATCCCGATAAGTATAAGGCTCTGCAAGATATTCTGAATAAGCATAAGAAGTAACTCGGTCTTTCTAATCCAAAACCAAAAAGTGTAACCTCTAAAGCGGGTTACGCTTTTTTATTTTTTAATACCAACCATCCTATCCCTCATGTCTTGCAACTATATATATAATCTAGCTTCTGGTATCTGGGAAGACATTGGGCAACCCACAGCGACTTCCATACAATATATCTCCGGCTGGCTGGTCGCGGATTCAAACTTAGGTAAGCTGAATAATGCTGTCAATACCTGCTATTCCGGTGTCTCTGGATGTGTCGATCCGGTCATTAGCGGGGATGAGCAAGCCATTTACAAAGACCTGTATTTAATTTCTTATTATGGTCGTCAAGCCACCGCCTTTCTTGGAGCCGCCGGGATCGACCAGTGGTTGGAAATCAAAGACGATGTTAGTTCAATCAAAAGGCAGAATAAGAATGAGCTAAGTAAATCATTTATAGCCCTACAAAAACAGACGCAAGAAGATCTCCGTGATAAGATCTTCGCTTATGAGCGCAATCGAGCCCAACCCGCCGTTATTGATATGGGTAGCGGTGATGAAATTGTCTATCAAGATTACGTCAATGAGAGAAATACTCGGGCGAATGGTCCGGGCGGAACCTGTGGCTGTTAAGACAAACTTCTGACTGAACCTATCTCATGCCCTCTTTAATTTCTCCGACTGAAGATGCCTCATACAGAGCAGCAATAACTGACTTGCACGATACTTGGGCCAAGCCGATTGTTATTTTTTCTACTCGGAAGAGGGTGGTTATCTCAACTAATCCGAATCACAATTTCCTGTATGCTACGGGACCAAATCAAACTCAAACTGCTGACGAAGTAGTTAAAACAGAGGGAGCGGCCCGCATACATTACAAGAGGGAACTTCAAACTGCCGACTTGGCAAAAAATACTTCCGGCACGGCCTCCGATCAATTTAATACATCCCGGAAGGATTGGGACGTTAAGTTGATTGTCACAAAAGACATCAAAACCCTGATTGAAAAAGCGGAACGGATAGAGTTCAACGATCAGATTTTCCAAGTTCATACTGACCCGCGTCCACACGGAGTTGTTTCATACCAGTTTTACAACTTCTATCTCAAAGCCCTGAATTAAACAAAAAAGTTTTCTTAATACAGCCCCCTTTGATTTCCAGTCTCCTTCATGGCCTCCTTTAACCGCATTAACTTCCAAAGAGAAGTCTCAGCTCAAATCCGAAATAAGGCATTTCCGGTTATGGCAGCGCGCACGCGGGGCTTCTTCGAGCGGGAAAAAGACCGAATGCTTTCTGAATTTGAATCCCATCCGGTCACGAAAGAACTGCAATCACCTTCTGATTCCTCTCAATTTCTGTCCCAAGGCAATCTCGTTGGTTTATTCGGTTATGAAGATGCGACAGGCGAAGTTGATAAAGTCCGTGAGAATTTAGAGCAAACCAGTATTGTTTTCTTGGATCGTGGTCGCGTTGATAAGGATGGCAGGTATGTAATTAGAGTCAAAGCGGAAACCCCTTCGGTTGCCCTGTTGAATGAGGAAACGGAATTACCTTGGCAGAGCAAGGGGCTTGTTGATGCGGTCGAATTGGGCGTTAGTGGATTCTTCCGGACCTTGTTTGGTGGCGGGTTTGAAGGTTCGCGCTCGGGCGAAGGCATTCAGGTTAAAAACAAAGTCAGGGATGAGTCATTTAGTGGTATCGGTCGCGGTGGTTATCTCCGTGGCATTCTCCGGCGTTTCGCCCAAAGGGTTCGTAGCGGGCCTATAACCAGAGGACAATCATAATGAAAGAAACTTTTAATCATAAGGCAACCTCTTCTTTCTATCTCTGGTTTGATAATTATCTACTAGACAAAGGAGAAGCCTTTATAAATGAAACCGGTATTTTCTATCCAACCGTAGATGAACAAATTCCGGGCTTTAACGTCCTTTCCTCTTCTTATAAACAATTCGTTTGGGACGATAGCGTTTCCGGCTCTACAGTTATTTCCGGTGTATATCCAAGCGGAAATCAGACCTTGATTCAAAGGGGGCAGGATGGCCTCAAAGTTGATTATCAGAATGGTCGGATTTTAAGCACGGGCAATCTCTCCTCTCCGTTATATTCGGGTGTTTTTTCACGAAAAGAATTTAATACCTATCTCACCAATGAGAGGGATCTGCCTTTGGTTTTCGAGAAAGTCATGGGCAACAACCCGAATCTTGACGCCCCCGCAACGGGCATAGAACCGAATACCTATGCGGCTCCCTGCTGCATCATATCAATGTCGTCCTCTCAGAACGCCCCTTTTGCTTTCGGTGGAATGGACCAAACAGATGTTACGGCTAGAGTTTTGATTGTATCAAAGGATATGTGGCAAATGGACGGGATACTTTCGATCTTCCGTGATTCAAATAACTTAAAAATTCCATTAATTCCAGCCTCTGGTCTTCCGTTGGATTTTTATGGAGACCTCAAGTTTAACTATAACTATCGGGAATTATTCAATCAATTTTGCGGAAATGGCTTTTATGTTGATAAAGTTATAGCCTCAAAAGTCTCCGAACGGACAAATAAAAATTCAACCTACTTCGTCTCCTCTTTGGAGTTTCAATTAGCATCTTTCCGCTACCCCCGCTCAGACCTATAATTATTTTTCTCTTTCGTTCTGAGAAAGTGTAAACCCTCACTAGGCAATTAGTTTTTATTCTGTCTGTTTCCCCATTTTTTAAACTCCGTCCAACAATAAGCCCAATCCAATCTTATGTCATTCAATCGTAGAATTTCCCAAACTCAGGGTCTTTTCGTTTCCCCCACTGGCGTTGCCGGTGTCACTGGTGTTGCCCAAATCTCCCGCGTTCAGTCCGTGAATGATGGTTGGGAACTTAATCGTCAGAATGTTAATCAGTTCGGTCAACTTGCCGCTCTTTCCCGCGAGATTGTTGATGCCCCCACCGTCAATCTCTCCTTCTCTTATTATGTTACCGATGGTGCCGATGAAGAGCGTCTTGGTTTTGATATTGATGGCGTGAATGGCGCACTTACCAATATTCTTGATAAGACCCAATCTGAGAAAAATTATTACATTCCCACCGTCCCCGAGGGCGAAGATCTTGCTGGTGAAGCTGTTGCGAATATTGTTGATACCCGCGCTATCGGTAACGGCTTCGTCTCCTCTTACTCTGTGGAAGGCTCTGTTGGTGGTTTCCTGACCGCAAACGTTTCTGTTGAAGCCTCTAATGCGGCCTATCACCTTGGCGGCTCTGGCAACCCCAATCCTGCGATTGATCCCCTTGATGGCGATGCACTTCCCGGCACTTATACCCTACCCGTTGGCGTTACCGGTGACGCGGGCCAGCCAATTGTTCTTAAACAAGGCGATCTCAGCCTGAATTTCGGCTCTATTGATACTATCGGTGCAATGCTGACTGGTGTCGGTGCTGCCCACATTCAGTCATTCAATCTCAACATCCCGATGGGCCGTGAACAGCTTCAGCGCCTCGGCAACCGTTATGCTTATGACCGTCCGCTGACCTTCCCGATTGACGTTACCCTGTCCGTCTCGGCCTTCGTAAATCAGTTGAATACCGGCTCCCTCGCCGAACTGTATTGCGGTGACAGTAAACATGACATTTCAATCGTTGCTAACAACTCCTGTATTGGTGGCGGGACCGCCGAGATGGTTTATACTCTGAAGGGCGCGACTCTGGACGCCGAATCTTTCACTTCCTCCATTGGCCCGGCCCAGACCGTTGATCTGACCTTTACGGCTTCGGTTGGTGGTCCGAATGATGCAATTAATAACATTCTGTTCTCCGGATCGGCTTGATGATTAAAGAATAAAGTTGGGGCAAACTTGGGGCTAAAAACCTCAAGTTTTTTCTTGACTATTTTTGAAGAAAAACACTAAATATCTTGAAATGGAAAAGCAAAAAATCACAAAATTCTCTGCCGACGCTTCAAAAGATCTAATGGAGGCAACATTGGAATCCGGTGAGGTTGTATCTGGCTGGGAAGCAATTCGTGATATTCGTTGCACAACCAAATCCGTTTTTGACCCGCGCCTTTGCTGGGTTAAGGTGGAAGACGAAATTTGGTATGAGGAAAATTTTTCTGAAAATAACAGAAAGCGCAAAATGATGGAGAAGGGTTTAATTGATTTTTAACAGGAGTAATTACCCAGTATTTAATGCTTTACGGGGAGAAAGCCCCCTATGGAGATGCCCGAGATGCAGGGCGAAAATAATGCAGTCTGGTCCCTAGAATAGCCGAGCACGCAATGTGGAGGAGAAACCGTTGATATAGTATTCGACGGATAGAAGCCAAGCGCAACGTGGATAAGTCGGGGTTGAACGCCCGATGGAGGAAAATAGTGCGGGAAATATTGGTAGGATATGGAGCTTTCCCCTCCTTGTCCTTTTGAATTAAAAAAATTCAAGAAATAACGCACATAGAGTAAAAATCGGCGAAAAGAGCAGAAGCCGGAAACGGATTTACACAAGATACGTCATCTTTCTGGGTTTAGATAATGCCAAAGTCAACTTGTCGGAAAAGACAAGTATAGCTTCTGCTTTGTTTTGATGTTTTCTCAATTAAACGAAAGTAAAATGTATTCCAAAAATTGAGGAACGAAATTTTATTTTGGGCTTTGTGAGGCACGAACAAAACCAAAAGAGATCTTATTAATGTTTTTCCTATTGGGCTATTCCCGCAATAGGTATTAACTTCTGCCAAGTTTGGCGCGGATTGTGCCCATTAAAAAGGGCGCGGCCAAGATTGTTTGACCCGCTATAAAGGTTATATAAATCTAGAATTTTTCTAAAACCGGCGAAACACAAAACGGCAAGCCAATTCTAACGTTTAATCTTACTAAATTCGGTAACTTTACTTATCAATAAGAAGACTATTGTCGTTAAGAACTAATCCAAATCCTTTGATAGTTTCTGCCGACCTATCGGTGTGTTTGTCTATCATTTTTCAACGATTGTATTTATAAGAACCCCTCCCCCTACCCCCTCCCCATGTTTTTGGCCCGCCGCGCCCGCCCGCTTTCCCATTTCGCGCCCGCCCGTGTAACCCATTATCGGCACACGGTTCGGTCGGTTTGATTTTGGTTCACGGTTAAAAATATGAAAGCACAAGACTACTTAGCCTTTTCGGCGACAAAGGAAGTTAAATACTTATACAAGAGTTTCATCGAGTCTCTGGAAGAGATCGCTCGGCAACACGACTCCGCAATGTTCAAGCTAATGGAGAATCTACCGGAGGAGCATAAAGGGAAGATTATTCAGGCGTCCTTCTTTGACGAAGAAGCCTATCAGCATTTCCGAAAGTTGGCACTCGATCACGGCAATGATTGCGCTCGGGCGATTCTGGACGAGATTCAAAAATATGAAATTGACTTTAAGCGTTAAAACAGGTAAAATATAAACCATAAACAATTTAAATTATCACGAGTATGTCCACCGATTTCATCAAAAATAAGAAACCCGAGTATTCCTTTACTTCCTATATTACAGGGAAAGTTACGAAAGAGGAGGTCCGACAAGAAAATGGCTCGGAGGTCATTGTCAAGAAAGAGGTTGAAGAGAAAATTCCGGTCTCGATCTATTTCTACAAACCAACCCGTCGCCAACGCGAGGAGGCAGATCTTGTTTACTCTAAAAAGATGTTCTCTCTAATGGAAGAGGGCATTATGACCAAGCAGCAGATTGCGAAAGTCTATAATAATGGTGGCGGCGATCTAAGTAAACCCGAGGTTGATCTTTATGTCAAGCTCACCACGGAACTTTCGACTAAACTTCGCGATGCCGAATATCTCAATCGGAAAGACCCCTCAACTTGGACCGAAGAGGAAAAACTTAAGAACGTCTCCGTCATTACTGACATCTCTTTGATTAAACGCGAGCTGATTGAATTTGAGACGCAGCGCGCCGCCATCTTTGAACATTGCGCCGACCAGAAAGCCTTCTACCATGTCTTGTCTTGGTATGTCGTGAATCTCACCTTCAAACAGATTGGCGATAAGATCGAACCGCTGTTTGTCGGGAAGACTTTTGAAGAGAAACTGGATAACTATGATGAACTGATTGAAAAGGACGACGAGTTGATTTCGAACATCCGACATAAACTCAATTCTCTGGTCGCCTATTGGTATTCTGCCGGGCCGAAGGAAAAGAAAGATTGGTTGCCGATTGAGGAGGAGTTGGGGATTACCCCAGAGGCGGAAAAATCTTAATTTAATTTATTATATTTATGTCAAACACAATCCAACTAGAGGTCAAGCATCAAATTCGCGAACAGATCGCTAAATTATCAAAACAAATTCTTGAATATAAGCGCCTTGAAAGTTCGCTTATCCAAGAAGCTCATAAGACATATATTAAGGAAATTGAGCTTCTGGCAGCAGATGCCAAAAAAGATTTAGAGTCTTTGTCTTAATTATAAACCCGGGCCCGAACGCGGCGATCCGTCTTATATGTCTAAATTTGACGACCGCGAACTGAAACGCCTCTTTGTTGAGATTACCAAGGGTTACACTGAGGTTCGTCGCGGCAAAGAGGTCTTCTACATTAAGCATTTTAATCAGGAAGACCAGTTTGAAATTGATGATTTTTATTTTCAAAAGCTAGAAAGCCTAAAAGATTCTGGTATTCCCACCGAAGAACAGGTCTTGGAACAGTTGGCGAAGAAAAAGATTTGGACAACTCAGGATGAGGTTTGGTTAAGCCAGAAAGAGTTGGAGATTAACCAGTTGGTTAAAACACGGGATAAGCAAAGCCTGCCTTCTCAAATTGAGTATTTTGATGGACTGATTCAGACCGAAAGGACAGAGTTATTCCGAAAGAAAGCGCAGCGAGCGGGCCTAATCGGGGACACGAGAGAGCGATTCGCCAATCAATCTGTGAACTCCTATTTCATCCTACAATCATTCTACAAAGATAAGGAATGCCAGAATTTATTGGTCTCCCCGGAAGAATTTGAAGAGATGGAGGACGACACTCTTCTTGATTTTAGTTTACTGTATAGCAAATCCATGAAGATGTATAATGATGAGTCGATTAAAAAAGTCGCCGTCTGCTCATTTTTTCAAAATTTATTCTATCTGGCCGAAAATATCCAGCAATTTTGGGGAAAGCCAATAAAGGATCTGACTATCTATCAGACGGAATTATCGTCTTATGGTCGGTATTTCAAGTCTGTTCTGCAAAATTCCGAACATGAGATACCGGAGGAGATTCGTTCGGACCCGGACAAACTTCTTGGATTCGCCAAAATGGACAACAAGATGAAAGAAAATCTCAGCAAAGGCAGCGGGCAGAATGCGTCGTTTACCGGCACGAAGGAGGATGCAAAGAAGCTCGGCATAAAATTGACTAATGAATATAGTAAACATGCCAAGAGATTAGGTCGAAATCTGACTCGGGATGATATGCTTATGATTGATAAGGGCGAGGGGCATAAAATCAAGGTCTGAGACTTTCTATTTCAGTCGGTTTGAGTGTAATCCTTTAGATAGGTTTAAGGATTTGATTTTTCACTATGGCCGACGCTCCCTTTGTTTTCTCCTCAAGGCTCAGCACCCGTTCTTGGGAGCGGGATGTCAATGCTGGCTTCCGTCGTGCTCAGGCCGGTATCAATCGGCAGAAGATTGGTTTTAATGTCGATCCCTCTGGTCTAAATAAACTTTCGGCTCCCCTTGGTAAACTCACGACTCAGGCTGGTGAGTTCAATCGCTCACTTGAAGCATCCAACGCCCGCGTCTTGGCCTTCGGTGCCTCCGTGGGCATTATCGCGGCGCTTGGCCGTGGTTTTTCAGCCCTTGTTCGTGACGCCGTTGAGGTTCAAGCCGTCTTAGCCGATATTAACACAATTCTAAAGCAGAGCGCGGATGGATTGTCCCAGTATGAGGCGCAGATTTTCAGCGTTGCGAGAAATACAGGGCGATCATTCAAAGAAACCGCGACCGCCGCTTTGGAGTTATCCCGTCAAGGTCTATCAGCGGAAGAATCGCTTGAACGACTGAATAACGCACTTATTCTGACTCGTCTCAGCGGTCTATCTGCTGAGGATTCCGTTCAGAGCGTTACAGCAGCGATTAATTCTTTCTCGAAAGAGGTCTTGGACTCCTCCATTGTTGTTAATAAATTCTCAACTGTCGCCGCGAAATTCTTCGTTTCAGAAAAAGACTTGGCGGAGGCCGTCCGTCGCGTGGGTTCCTCCGCTCAGGATGCCAATGTCAGCTTTGACGAACTGATCGCTGTCGTTACTGCCGCTCAACAGACTACGGCCCGTGGCGGCGCGGTTATCGGTAATTCATTTAAAACAATTTTCACTCGTCTTCAACGTTCGAGCACTCTGACAGAACTAGAGAATTTGGGTGTTGCCGTAAGAGATTTAGAGGGTAATGTTCTCCCCGCTGTTGAAATTCTGAAATCTCTCGCTAGTCAGATTGACGGGTTAAGTCAGCCGCAACAGGCTTATATTTCCGAATTGACCGCTGGTGTTTTCCAGATCAACCAGTTAAAGGCTATTCTCGGTGACTTATCCGGAGAGTATTCTTTTTATAAAGCGGCCTTGGAATCCTCGGTCGGCGCGACAAATGAGGCGATCAAACGTAACGAAGAGCTGAATAAAACTTACGCCGCTCAATTTAATGCGATTAAGCAGACTATAACTCAGATTTCTTCTGTTTTGGGTCGCGACTTGCTCGGCCCCCTAACTCAATCCTTAACTGCATTTTTTGAGTCTGCTCAAGACACTTTTGGAATTAAGGAAGGCGAAAAAGTCGGTAGTGAATTTGCCTCTGGCATCGTAAAAGGCATTGGTGGGGTAATCGGCGGACCGGGCTTATTGGTCGCTACTGCGGTTGTCCTTGGTCTGTTTGTTAAACTTGGAAAATTTGCTCTTGGCGCGCTTAAAACCGTCTCCGACTTAGCTGGTGTTATCGGAAAGAGAAAAGAAATTCAGGCGGAGGTTAATCGTTTGGTCGCCGAAGAGCCGAAACTTCTCAGTCAGATTCTAACCGGGGCAAAATCCGTGGAAGAGGTCGAAAAGAGAATTCTCGCTTTAATCAGGCAGAAGATTGTAGCGCAGGAACAATTTAATGCCGTTACTTTAGGCGTTGCGACTAGGGCTACCCCGAGGGTAGGTCAAGGCACTAATTTGGCTCAGGCGGGCTTAGGTTTTAGTGGGGGAACTTTTACTAGTCGCCCGCCCGCTGGTGGAATAAGTCGCGCTCCTAATTTCGCCGACCCTATCAAAGCAGCTTTTGACCGTGAGCGTGCGGCGGGCATCCCAGCCAATCAGATTTATGTGGATTCCGACCCAAGAATAAAGGGGCCGGGTAATCCCCTTGGTCTTCTTATTGCGAATCGTCGGGATGAACCATTAGGTGGTTTCCAAGGGGTGAATCGAGCAATTGCATTAGGTCAAGATCCAAAACGATCAGGAATGGGTGGGTCGGGCATTCCGAATTTCGCATTGTTTGATAGAGTCAAAGATTCTAGTCTGGCCGACCCATCTGGAGTTTTACTATCTCCGAAAGAGATTGATTTTGTAAACCGTCAAATTATTGAATATGGGGCGGCTTTACAAGAAGGAAGTAAAATTCTTCAAAAGCAGGCAAGGGAAAATATCAAGCTACTTCCTCTGAATAGAGAATCCAGAATTCTTGTTGAAAAATCTTTAGAACAAGAAAGACAATCTTTTCGTGAAATCACCAAAAACGACAAAGAAAGAATTAGAGCTTCAAGAACGATTGCGGAGCAGGAAAAAAGAATTCAAATAGCCAGAAGAAGGGAGGCTATAGAGTCAATTACGGCCCCTTCTGGTAATTTAATTAACCGTGAAAATACTCTTCTTGGTTCTGTAACAGACTTTAGTGGCGTTAGAATTATTGGAAGCGGTGGAGGAAGAAAATCCACTCCGGAAGAGTTTGAGGCGACAAGGCAGCAATTTAGGGGCACCTCAAGATTAGCCGGACCCTCGCTTATAGAGGGGGTTATTAATCAAGGTAGAAACAAGGAAATCACAAAAGCCTTTGTCTCTAGGTCTATTCAGGAACGGCGCGGAATTAATCTTCGGGCGGCTTCCGAAAGAGTCCAAGGCGGAAGAAATCTAACATCCTCCCAGTTAAAAGCTATAAGCACCGAATCTTTTGTTCAGGCTTTGCAAAGTCCCTCTCTCGCAGGTCTTTCAAAAAGAGAAATTGCAGTAAACCCAGAAGCCCGGAGAGAATTGCGTCGTTTAGCGAAGGCGTATCGCGATGAATTCGGCAAGGCTTTGGATTCGGCCCAAATTAGTTCCGCCGCTGACCGCGCTTTTACATTCTCTAATTTTAGTCTCGGTTCTGTCTTCGGAACGGAAAAGGGTGATGAGAAAAGATTCCGCCGTGAATTGGGGGTCAAGCCGGGACAGAAATTATCCCAAGAGCAACAAAATACATTCTTTAACCGCAGAATGCAGACCCAGCAACAAAGAAACTCGAATGTAACAAATCGAGCTTTCCTTGGTTCAATCGCGGCGTCATTTATAGCTCCTCAGTTCGCCGATAGTAGTCCGATTACAAGTGGGATCATTGCCGGTGCGGGAACGGGGTTGGCGGCAGGTGCTTTGGCTGGTGGCGGAAATCCATTTATCGCTGCCGGTGCGGGTCTTGCTGGCGCGGGCATAGGCGCAACCAAAGCCATTAGCGGGGCGGATGAAAGAGGCTTTAACAAAGCAGCCTCTGATTTCCAAAATTTAACCGCGAAAATTAACGAGAATAGAAATGGCGTTCAGCAATATATTGAGGCGCAGGCGAAACTTAATGACACTCTGAAGGAGGGTAAGGCTTCAACCGAAGATATCGGAAAGCTGAATCAAAATCTCACCAGCATTTTCCGAACGATTGAGGATCAGGGTCTTCGCCGTGGTATTATTGCCGCCGCCGGAAATCTTGAACAGCTACAAAAAGTTTTCGCCGAGTTCGAAAAGAATTCAATTTTCAAGGAAGCCGCCGAGTCAATCACCCTGCTTTCTGCCTCTGCGAAAAATAACAAAACGGGGAGGAACGCTTTTGGTTTCGGTGGTGACTTCCTTACCCGCGATCTCACTAAAATTGGAGAAAATCTTCTTACGGCAAATTCCGGCGATGAAAAAACTCGCTCTGGCTTTCTAAGTCTAATCCGAGAGATTGATGAATTGGCCGCATCTGGGAAAACCGAACAGGCGGCGAAAAAGCTGGCTAGAATTAATCCTGCCCTCGAAGGAATTAATAATTCTTTTGATATTCGGACGATTACCGGCGCGGCACTAGCATTCAATGATGTTTCTAAAGCTCTTAAGTCCACACAAGAAGTTAATACTGAATACCTTGCCCAACTCGGGAAATATCAAAGAGAATTCCTAAAACTGTCTTCTGAATTAATTGAACAGCAACGTGTAATCCAGCTTGAAGGCGAATTACAAACCCGTCTGACCTTGGCCCGTGTGGGAGCAAATTTGGAGGATTCAACTTTTGGGACGACGGAACGCTCAGCAATCGGCGCGCGATCTTCTTTCAGACAAGCCGAACTTGTGGGCCGTTTTAACGAACAGAGGTCGGAACTTGATTCTGGTCTGCGTTCCGATTTGCGGTCTTTCTTATCTGAGGTTCCGCAAACACTCTCTCGGCAATTCGCCAACCGCATTCAAAGTGGAAACCCCAGACAGATCTTGGATGAGATTCTTCAAGCTACAACTGGCTCGACCAGCGAACTCGGGAAGAAGCCGCAGGAACAGATTGATAAATTAGAGCAATTACAAAAGACTTTCGACGGCCAACTGACCGAACTTAATAAATCCACCCGCGAATCCCTTGAATTAGAAAGAATTTCAGCGGAAGCGGAAAAGCGTCGGGTTGATCGTCAAAATAGAATTGGTCTGCTTGGCGGGGCGAGTTTTGACCCATTGGACTTTTCCGCGATTCAGGCGGGGCGGGGGGCGGCTACAACCCGATTCCGTGGGGAGCAAATTCTTCGTGGGAATACCGCTGGACTGGATACCAACGCTATCCGTAACACAACACAGTCTGCTCGTATTTTAGAAACGCAGGGCATTCTTTCTCGCTCCCAACTCTTACCCGGTCTTCCGACGAGTGATCGTGATATTGACACTGCCAGCAAGGCATTTGAACAGAATCTTACCGATAATCTCAACCAGCTTGTCGCATCCTCTCTTCGCGGCCTTCTTTCGGACGAGTCTCTTGGGCAGACTGGTTTGGTTTCCGGTCAGGATTTACGCGGGGGTCTGACTTCTCTGCTTAGTCGTTCGGCACGCGGCGGTCAAACTGATTTCTCCGGTGCTGCTAATTTTGTTCGCGCACGTCTCCCCGATTTTGGCTCTGGCGGGGAACTCAAACGTCAGTTGATTGAATTGTTTGAGGAAGCCGCAAGAGATCAAGGAACATTGGGCGAGGCTGGACGGGATCAGGCCAGAAGTCTTCTTCAGACGGATCAACAAAAAGAGGACTCTTTTATCCAGAGACTTGTTTCTGGTTTTAAGGGCGAGGATATCGCTCGGAACACTTTTGACACGCAAGTTAGAATTGAAGAGCTGAAGAAAGTTTTTGAGGCTCAGACAGCACTAACTGTTAAGTCGGAAGCTGTGTCAGAAAAACAAAGAGAATTGAATGAGATTCAAGTTAAAAAGTCAGAAGCGGAACGTGAAGTTCAAAGGGTTGTTTTGGGCGCTGAGTTTCAGACAAACCTAAAGGAAAAAGATTTCGTTTCTTCTATTGGCGGCTCTTTACTTAATCCTATTGTTAATCCATCCGAAAGGTTCGCCGAAACCACTCGGAGGGTATCTGGTAAAGTTTCCCTCTCAGAAGACGAAAGTGCCCTTGTGGGGAGGGCCGCTTTTGATATTAGAAAAATAATCAATAATTCTGCGACCGTCCAACAAGCGTCTCAGAAGATACTTGGAGAAGATAAGTTACAGCCGTTTGTCCGTGCTATTTCGGGTGGCGGTGCGGGCGACCCCCAAAAAAGAGAAGAAGCTTTGAACAAATTCCTTTTAGAGTTTTCTACCGCTGATGAAACCGTAAAAAATGCAAATTCTAGTCTCAATCAGTTTAATACGCAAATTGGGGCCGTCACCACAGAGCTAAACAAATTGCGCGCAAGATTGGATATTGATACAAAAACATTTCAGGGGCAATTCGCCTCCCAACCACCTAATATTGTCAGTAATCGCCTATCTAACAGCGGCACCCTATCTGATACACAAAAAAGCGATTCCCGTAGGATTATTGGTGGATTTTCCGAAAATCTTCGCGGCGGAACAAATGCGATTTCGGCTTTGCAATCTAATCGGGAGCAGCTTGGGAAGGTTAACGAAAGAATTCAAGGTGTGGTTCAGAGAACGATTCAGTCTGGGACCATTTCTCGTTCTGACGAAGCTCTTCTTGACGCCTTGAAACAGAGCCGGAATGAATTAGCGGCGGTGATTAATGCCCAAGAGGAATCTATAAAGAAGGGCGTTACTGAAATCGCGAATAAAACCGCCGAAGCAATGAAAGAAGCGTTTGTTGATTTACCAGACGCTTTGAATGCAACACTGACACAGAATTTGACTCTGGCTGGTCAGGTAATCCTCAGAGATGGAAAAGTAACAGCGGAAGAGGTTCAGGGCTTGAATGAGGCTTTCTTAAAATTCATTGAAGAGTATTACAGCAAAAAACTAAAAGAAAAAGCTGATGCTCAAACGAAAGAAAACGGCGGAATACCCACCCCTCCAACTCAGCGCCCAAAAGCCTAACTTAGACTGAATCCGCTCTAATTCCGAAATAGTCCTCATCCATGCTAAATTTTCAAAACGCCCAAGTCCTCGCCCTCTCTCAGGAATCACAATTCTTGGGCTCGGTCTTCCGTTATTCAGTTCGGAGGGATCTAACGGTTGAGGGCACGCTGAACAATCTGACAAACTTTAGTGGTGTTTCTGATATTCAATCGGAGATTTCCGGTTTCTTTAATTCCGATGAAGATTACCAAGAAATTCTGATTAACGGGCATTCGTTTGGCCGGGGCCGAATCAATTCTATAAGCACGCCGGAGGGAAATGACGTTCAGATCAAACCTTATACGGTCAACCTGACTTGCTGGCTATCTGGTGATTATACAACCCTGTTCGGCCCATACTACTCTGGTCTGGCAATTTCTGGTATTCCGCCCGCCGATTTCTCCCGGCTGCAATCAATTTCGGAGAATTTCGACTATACCCGTTCGGATAGCGCTTTTGGGTATGAACACTCGGTTGATCTCCAATTTGTCTCCGGTTTCAATGTTCAATCCCCGATCCAATCTGCAAAGGCATTGGCGCGAGTTCTGATTGATTCGAACACCCCTTTTGGTTTTCTGGTTACAGGGGATACCGAAATTGGAAGGAAGTTATACAGAGAATCCTACGATCTGATTTCAAACCAATGCTCTTTCACGGAGTCATACACTCGGCCAATCAACGATTCTGGTATTATCTTTACCGCAACAACCTCCTTTAATCGGGACGAGGCCGGAATTTCAACCATAACAGAAGATGGGTCTTTTGAATTGGCGACCCCGATTGATAACTATATTGAATTCAATCTTCCCGCTCAGGAATTAAATACCTTCCTTCTGTCCGCCTATGATCGAGCGGAGGAAATGTTTCAGAAGTATTCCGGGGAGAACACTTATCCTCTGTATACTGGCTACACCTCCTTGTCTCGAACTCTGATCCCCCACGAATCGGCGGGGTCTTACAATATAAGTTTTACTAATAGTCCGACTCAGATTTCCGGCGTTTCTTGGGAATACACGACCGAGATTAATAAGAACGGTCGATTCTACAATGTTGGGGAGAACGGGTCGATTGTTGGCCACGGCAATCCCAAACAGGGCTACCCGAAGGCTCTGAATTTTTACGCCGGAGTTAAAGCGAATGCGCCCGACAGAGTTGAAAGTTTTTATACCGGGGAGGCTCAGACCGCATACCCGCTTTATCGTTTTTCTGAACAGAAGACCCTATCTGAGTTCAACGGGCAAGTCAATTACTCACTGGCATTCACAGACGATCCCTCCTATGGGGCGACTAATCCCGTAATTAAGACAGAAGAAATTTCAATTGAGGACAGTTTACCGGTTCGAAAAATTAATACTTTCAACATCTTTAATGCAAAAGAGATTGTTCAACCTCTGAATAATTCAACAATCGGAAATCGCGCGGTTTCAATCAATCTTGTCGGGCAACTCGGGACGAATCTAGATCAATTTAAGGAATATGCCAAAGATAAGGCAAATGAGTTTATTCCCTCTGGCGACGATACATTTCTGAATGCCTTATCTTATTCCTACAATCCAAACGAGAAGAATTTTAGCCTGTCTGCCGGTTGGACTTTCTTTCGAGATGCTCGGCAAGCCCCTTAATAGTGTAACTTCCGTATATGGCCCGCACCGAGATAAAATACAATAATTCCTTTCCTTTCTCCGGCCAGCCTACGCCTTTCGTGGGTCGGGTTAAGAATAATATTGTCGCGGGCGAACGTTGGGGGGCGGAAGAGAGCTGGACTTTGGCAGGTCAGTTGACCGGGTGTGATTTCGAAGATCTGACCACCGCCCAGCTCAACCTAATAAACTCATTCGCTCAAGACTATAAAGAGTTAAAAATAGTCGAATATGAAGAATTTGAAAGTATAACCGTTGGAGAAACCGGCACACTGGGGTTTGAGGGTGTTTATAAAAAAATATCTGCCACAAGATACGAAAAAGTAGATAGCGACACAACTATTTTGTATAGAAGGATATCGGATGGAAAGTGGGTTTTTGCTTTTGAAGTTTTTTCTTTCCCTTTTATTAGTCTTGATGAAAAATATATTTCTACAACTTCATCATCTTCTCCGACTGGATTAACATATACTTCCACAGGGGTTCCTAGTGGTGACCCTCCTTTCCCTACCGTTTCAGACTCAGGAATAATAAACCAAGAAATAGAAATTCAGAAATTAAATTTTGTTGAAATTGATTCTATACAGTTCCAATCCAATAAATACGTTAAGATTCTGCCTTATACAATCAATCTGTCTTGCTACCCATCGGGCTACTTCACAGGGAGTTTTGGCGTGCTTGACCCGACAAACCGTTGGGAATTAGTAGAGAGCCGCGACCGCTCGATCAATCTGACTCATACTCTGAGCGCGCGAGGCTTTAATACTTCGGACAGTCAGACGGATGCCTTGGAGAACGCCAAGGATTGGGTTTTAGCGCGAACCGGTTTTTCAGATTTTCCGACCCCCGAGTTCATAACAAAATATTCGGCAAGCGGGGTCTTATTGTCGCAAAATGAGACAATCAATCGACTGGAAGGTATTTACGGAGTAACCGAGAGCTATGTTTTGGACGGCCTGAACTCTTGTGATTATGGCTTTTTGCGCTTTACGGTGGAAAATTCCGCCCCACAAGCGGGTTTCCAAACCGTTTCAATTAATGGATCAATTCAGGGTGGTCTGCATGATGATTTCAGTCTTCTGAGAAACCGCCTACAAGAATTTGATTTTTATTCGCAAGCCTTACACACTCTGGACAGTGGTATTAATCTCAACCCGACACCAATTAACAAACAAGTTGTCGAGAACGAGTCGGCCCGCACTATTAATTTTTCTTATGCCTATGATGACAATCAGCGGGCGGAAATTAATTATGATTATACTCTGGCGATCAACTCTGGCGAATCCAATATTACGGTCGCCTTAAACGGGAATGTGAACGGACGGGGCGAACTCAAAAATCGGTATGAAAAGGCGGATTTGTATTTTAACACCTATCTCAAACCATCGATTTTCGGTCTGGCTTACTCTGGTTACTCTGGCTATCTGGCGGAAAACGGCTATACGGGCACCCCCGTCTTGGACCACAATGAATTATCCTCTTCCGTCAGCAAGGACAAGTTCAATGGGGTCATCTCTTTTAATTATGAATATTCGGACAAACCTACTCCGCCAAATACTGGTTTAGAATCATTTGATTTCTCTCTATCTTGGACCCCGCCAATTCGCCGCGTCTTAGCCGAGGAGTTAATCCATCAAAGCGGGTCGATCCTAAGTCCGAAATATGAGGTGACGGATTTAGGTTTTGTCAGCCGGGGTATTTTCAGCCTGAATGGTTCCGCCGTTCCGACTCGTGATTTTGCTATTACAAGCGGGGATGCCCTTCGGAGTGGGGTTGAAAATTCAATCCGGGCGATCTATTTCGGATATTTCACGGGCTTTTCTGGAGAATATCTGACGGAGTTCAGTATGGGGCAGACCAACCAAGGGTTGTATAACTTTAATATTGGGGCGACCTATGAGGGATTAGATGTGCTGAATGACACAGGGAATTATACGGAGATTGTAAATTTATGAGGCTATTAAGTTTCAGGTGTTTCCTGAGATTCTAAGGCTGACCGTTTTAGTGTAAACTTGTTTTTATGGCAAATATTGTTTTCGCACCTCTTAATATTGGTGGGGCTGGTGGAATAGCGGGACCATTAGATGATAACGCTCAACTACCTTCCGAACAACTCCCTGACGAAATCGACGCCCGTATCCAAGTCCTGAGCGGCACCGACGCCGCACTTGCCACAGAGCTTCTGGCCTTGGGCGAACTCGCCGCGCCTACAGATGGCGCATGGATTCGCAAGGGCGATGGGGTGACGCCGGGCGGGGCTTTAGTGGGAAGGCCGGACCCGTCTTTTGCTTTTGATTACGCATACCGACGCGATGAGGCAACGGCCGGTGATAATCTAGGCGGATCAGGCACGCCCGGATCAATTGGCAGCCTGCTACGTCCACAGCTTCGGATTGAGCGTGGCTCTGGTGGCGACAATTCGACTTCAGGAACGGGCAACGGTGGAAACCCCGGGACTATTTTGGCCGGGGTTAACCCCCTCGCGGTAATTGGTGGCAGCGGTGGCAATGCTTCCGGTAATTTTAGCGGCGGAAACGGCGGCAACCTAACTACCAGCTCGGCCAATTTGGGGTATGTTCGAATTGTCACTGGCAACGGAGGAAACGCCGGAACTGGAGGCAATGGCGGTAACGGCGGAGGCGGTGGGACCACAGTGGTCCCAATTAGCATTCGCGGGGGCAATGGCGGTAACGGCGGGACGGGAAGCGCTGGAGGCACGGGCGGTGCTATGAGAACCGCGTTAAGCTCAAATGGCGGTAACGGCGGTAATGGCGGTGCATCCGGTGAAACGGGCGGAGCCGGGGGTCTTGGCGGTTTCCTTTCGTTTAATGGAGGCAACGGAGCCACTGGGGCGGGCGGGGTGGCTGGCGGAAATGGCGGCGCGGCAGGGTCCATAAATTTGTCAGGCGCGAACGCTTCTGGCACGACGGCGGGGATGGATGGTGGTAGCATAGACCTAAGCGCCGGCCAGAACATCCTGACCATTCGCGGCACCGCCGGTCAGTTTGGCCACCGCGTCGCCGTGCCAGCTAACTCGGCGGCAGCGGGACTCGTCGGGCAGTGGGCGAGTGATGATAACTACATCTATTTCTACGGCGCAACCGGCTGGCGTCGAGTGGCGGGGGCGACCTTCTAACCATGCGCTTTAACGCAGGCACAGTCGCAGACCCGGCCACGCGCCGAATCCGGTTCACCCAGCCGCTTTCGCTGACGAGCCTAACCGCCGTTTTGGTTAACCGCGCAACGGGCGGGACGACGGAGAATGTTACTGATCGCGACGCGAATCTCCTTCGCACTACCGGCGGACGTGTGACGGATTATCAGATGCGCCTTGAGTCATTTGGCGGCGTCGTGACCACGCCGGAGTGGGCAAGCAGCAACACCGACATAGCGACCGTCGATTCTGATGGCTACGTTTCCCATGTTTCAAATGGCGACGTAACCATAACGGCATCGGCAGCAGGCCAGTCGGTGTCTGCCAGTTTAACTCTCAGCAGCACGACCGGCGCAACCACCGACGACCTTATAAGCTATGTCTCCGGCTCTATGGCATTCAGCGTGTCGGACGCCGTTGACTCGCGCATCGCCGGAAGGTCGCCGAGCAACGCGCTGCGTATCTTCACCACGCAGGACCACGTGGGCGGCGTCTATGTGCGCAATACGTCGTGTTGGGCGGCTGACTTGGACCTCACGCCGATTAGTCCTTGGAACAGTGTCGGAGCCAATACGCGGGCTGGAACACTCATCAGCCCGCGCCACGTCATTTTCGCCGCTCACTACCCGGCTGTTGCAGGCATGACGATTCGTTTCGTGCAGGCAGATAACACGGTCGTTACTCGCACGGTTACTGCGGTTCGCACGCACCCCGATTACGTCCCCTACTTCCCCGACATTCAGGTTGGGGTGCTTAACTCCGACGTCCCGGCGGGAATCACGTTTGCGAAGGTGCTGCCCGTGTCGTGGGAGGACAAGATCGCGGCGCTTGGGTTTTCGCGCTCGCTCCCTGCGCTATGCCTCGATCAGGAGGAAAAGGCGCTAATTTCTGATTGGGGATACGGCGTCAGTCTGGCGAACTTCACATCACGCGGCTCATTGAACACCGCACAGCGCGCCCTTTTCTACGAATCCAAGATCGGCGGCGACTCAGGCAACCCCGCGTTCCTGATCGTAAACGACCAACTGGTTTTGCTCACCGTCTGGACATACGGTGGCGCGGGCTCCGGCACGTTCACCACGCCGCAAATCGCCGCGATCAACGCCATGATGACCACTCTCGGCGGTGGATACCAACTCACCGAAATTGACTTATCTGGATTCCCTACATACACCTAAAACGGATTTCCACTCGGTTCCGTATTCCATTAAAACCCAAAAAAGTGTAAACTCCTAACTAAGGTTTAAGGGGTTTTACTAATGGCTTTTAACAATTTCGGCTACTTCTACGATTTTTTAGGTTTATCCGACCTAAAGGTAGTCTATGATTTCTCAGGTTCGTCCGGCGGGTTCATCCCCAGCGTCAGCCCGGCCCTGCCGATACATTCCGGGCAGTTAAATTCAGTCAATCTCCTGAATGATTCCGGCATTTTTGAATCTAATTCCTCCATTAGAATCTCTAATATTGACTCCTCATTTAACACTCTTGGCACTCACATATTCTCCTACGAACGAACAGGCTTGGCATCCCCCTCCGGCCTTCTATTCTCCTGTCTTCAAACCGGCGCGCTGAACTCCGGCTATAACATCGGACTGACCGACTCAAACTTACTCTTTTTTGAATATATCGGGGCGAATGGTCCCACAGTAGTAAATTCCGACCTGATTCTCGCGGAGAAAAATGCCATCGCTGTCTTAATTGGGAACAATTCTGTCTCATTCAATCTATACAACTTTAATACTCGGGCTTTTGAAACGAATACAATATCCATCATATCCAATCAGCTATTATTTTCGGATCGCTGGGAAATCCGAGGGCTAGGAAATACACTAGGGAATTACTTGTATTTCAACAAGAATGTCACCACGAGCAATCTCACCCGTTTATTCTCCGGCTTGTATGCAACCCCGACAGGCTTTCCTGCGGTAAGTGGTTCAGAAATCTATACTGAGACTATCGGTTATACTCAGGTCGGCAGTTTCGGAGAAGACTCGTTCAATGTTCAATTCAGTGGCTTCGACTCCGAATTCTTCCAACTTCTCAACGGGCAATTTGGTGATCCGGTCATTTGGGGAGAGGCGTCCGATTTATTCCTGTTTAGCGGCGGGTCGCCCTCTGGTGTCGATTCCTTCCCCTCTGGCATTTACGGAGCCTTCATAACGGGCGCAAGCGGCAATCTAACCGGCGATTTCGATCCCTTCTATTACGCAAGTTCTTTCAATTCATATATTTACTCGGGCGGGCAAAATTACCCATATAGCGGAGACATTTCGGGCATTTTCATAATGTTTGATTCTGAATTATCAACATGCCCCAAAAATCCGGTATTCGATCTCAATCTTCAGAATTTCACGGGTGACCCACTGACCCTCACCCCGATAGTCATAGAGAAGACCGGCTTCTTCCAGATTTCTGCCCCATACTCCGGTTACATTGAAGACTCGGGCGTTCTGTCGTCCTATGGCATGAGTCAAGTTTCCTACTTGTGGAGTCGTGGCGATGACCAGATCGGTCAGGATTCAACCGAGATTCTGACTTTTACCGGTGGCATACAAACACAAACACTTCGGAAGAATGCCGTCTTTGACCTTGTGAAAGGTGAATTTTCAGCGGGCGGATTCTACCCCTCGGGAAATTCAAATTTCTTTCTGAATGGTCTATTCCAACTAGAGAGCGGGTATACAACCGGGGGCAATGTATTCGAACCGACTCAGACTAAGATTGCCGATTACTTCACTGATGGGCAATACTTTAATACGAATCAGTTCGCCCAGTCCGATGACTTTTCCGTCTATGATTTCGCCCAACAGCAGAATCGAGTGGTCATTCCGAGCGTATATTCTGGACAAACCCTAATTTCCGGGAATACATATAATTTCTCAAACAAATCCGTCTTCCTGAATGGCCAAAGATTGATTTCCGGTTCGGATTATACACTGAGTGGATTGAATTTTATTGGAAATTCTGGCATTACAGGTGTTGACGGTTTTCTGTATTTAGTTAATAATTATACCGGACAATACCAATACACGGGCGGATATAACTACACAGGATTGTCTTTACCCAAATTCTCTCGCGGTTCCTCAATCTACTATCTGAACGGGGTCCGCATCAACCCAAGTCTCCGCATCGAACATTCCCGATATGATAAGATTGCCGGGGAATACATTTTTGATGACACCTCAGAATCTCTGTTAACCTCGTCCAGCTCCGTCCTATTATGAGTATCCGCCATATTGAAAATGTTACCATTGACGGGGCGAATCGCGCCTTCGGCGGTTATATCTATTCGGTTGATTACGAGGCAAACTTCGCCGAACAGCCCTCCGTTCTGAAAATCTATATTGTGAATGAAACCGGCTCATACAATATCTCAAAAGAAGACCTGACGACAATTGGTTCTCCTGTTCAAATCAAAATTGGAACAAAGATGACTCTTTTCATGTATCCCATGAGTTATTCTTATGAGGATTCGCCCGCCGGGAAACTTCTTCAAGTGGAATATCTGGATGAGTCAATCGTATTTCTAGACAAAGTAGTTGTGAAATTGTCCGAGCCTTCCCGATTGGTCGGCCAGAATATGGAGCCTTTAGTTGAATCCTATGAGAATACAATCGTTCTCGGCTCCGAAGATTATTCCGAGGTTGAATTGAGTGACACGGAGCGGGATTTGATTGCCCGTGGCTTCCCGTCTGCCAATCCAGATGTTTTCTTGGTCCACGCGCCAATCACCTATACATTCGGCGAACTGATTGCTCAAATTTCCGACTTCATCAATGTCATACCGGTTTTGGATGGTCCGGGGGCAAAATACCGGAAAGATTTTACCGGAAGACTCCGAGAGGTTCTATCGGCATGGTGCAATGATCTCGGCTTAGGCTTCTATTGGGAAAATCGCAAGCTGAATTTCATTGACCTGAGAAACCCAGCCAATCTTTCGGCGGTTAAGAGCCTTTCGGATTCGATCAAAGAACAGAATCGGGTTGTAAATTTTAATGAGTCCTTCTCTCTCCGAGATACTTTTACTCGGGCTATTCACGGAACTAATTATGAAAATGGTCGGACCGATTTCATGACCACGATTGGCACGGGGCCGGATACGAATTATTACCTTCGGAATATCCGTATAACCTCCATTCCTTGGGAATCCCCAATAAACGGTTATCTTTCTGATTCGGGCGGGCGGGCCGCAAAAAGAATTAAAGCGGCAAAATATGGGCTGCCCTTTTTTATCGCAACTCAATTCATCGCGACAGATTTTATCGGAGAGGACATTCAAGATGTATTTGATGCCAGTAAGATTATCATGAAGAGGGTCGGGTCGGAAACTGACACCACTAAGCTCGCCGCTATCACGGAAAATACTGGAATAACGCCGGGTGATTTTGATTGGTTTGCTTATTCATTTGTTGCGGAATCAAATCTTCAAGACACCTTCACTGCATATAAAGCTTTGGCGGATTTTTATGGGCGTTTTTATACCATTGCAATTCCGTCCGAGGAGCGCGGGAAGAAGTTGTTTGGAGATGATGTTCGGTGGTATCCTCAAAGAAAAGCGGTGAAAGACATTGCTCAAATCATGGCTGTCTTAGAGCCGGTCGCCGAAAAAATTGCCAACCTGCAAACACTAAGCCTTCAACAATTTCTTAATAATGGATTTGGCAACCCCGCCTTGTCTGATTCTCAGATTAAGGAATTGACGGCGAATAATAATTTAGGATCGGATGGTTATATTATTAAAGAGGTCGATCCCGTTTGGAATCCACCCAAGAGTGACGGAGTTGTGAATTTCGGTGATTATGTTATTATCGAGGGTGACTCTCAGCAGTCTGCTTTTTCCAAGGACAGTTTCACCGTATTTTATTTTGGACAAAGAAAAGGTGTGCCACAACCTCTTAACCCGGACAATATTCAAATTCCCTCGGTCGATCTCCTACTAATCACATCGACTAATCTCGATTTCATTCAGGCTGACAATCCTGACGTAACAGCCAAGTCATCAAAATTCCTATATCGTCCGCCGGAAACCGCAAATGTCAACTATTGTGACCTGAATCGCATTGATATAACGGAGGAAATTATAGACCAGTTCGGTAGTTTTGATGAGGCCGTAACAAACGAAGCGGCGGGCATCCCCCAGCAGATCGAACCGTTCTTCTCCTCCGCTATTACGGTTCCGAATATTGATTTGGCCGGGTCAGTCACTCCGACTTTAGGGACTGGCCTGCAAGGTTTCTCCATTTCCTATTCCGACAACGGAGTGAAATCTACCTATACAATCGGAACGGAAAAAATGAGATTGAGAAATCCTGATGTTTTTTACAGATATGTCTATGACCCGAGAAAGAAAAAACAAGATATTGTCGCCGTCCCGACTATCTCAATAAAGAGTCGCCGGACATATAATACCCTCCGATAAAAGGTTTGTCATGATTTTCAACGCCCCTCGCCGCATCTCAATCAGCTCTCAACCGGAAAAATTTTCCTATGAGGTCGGCATTTCCGCGCTTAATCAGTCGGGCAGGCTCATTCTTGGGTTTTCCGGAGAGAGCGGAAATTTCCTGAACTACACCCTGCAATCAGGCCGCGTTTTTGACTTCGATGGGGATTTCGTTTATTCCTACGGGACAGCGAGTTCAATCGCAATTAGCGCGAATGTAGAAGACGATCAGCAATCATATTTCATCAACGGCTTGCCGATTAAACTCTCGCAAACCCTGAATACGGGTGCGGGTCAAATTGATGCATTTTATGTTCAACCTCTAAATATCAGTCCGAATATCACTTTTTCTTTCTTCGGGGAAAAGCCCGCATACAGTCTCGGTCAGATAAATTTCAGTGAATTAGACCCAACTGGCACCGGTTATATCATAAATACCGATCCGACCCGTTATTTCCAATTTGGTTCCGGTCTATCCGCGACTACCGACTTCTCTTATGTCTCCGGCTTTACTGGAGTATTGAATCCCGGACAGTCTGGGGCCATACTTATCAAGAAGAATTTCATCCCGTCATCCTCCGAAGATTTCTCTGATTCGGCCTTTGCTATACCGGTCCAACTTTATACAAATTTTGGAGAATTTTCGGTCGATCTCTCCGGTCAGAACAATTTCTCCCCGTCTCAAAATCTGACCACGGATTTCTCTACCACTGTCTCCGGCTCGGGCAATTTCAATAATTTCTTCAATTGGCAAAATCTCAGAGGACTATCTAGTTTCACCGCTTCCGGACTGCCTTTGACTTTCACTCTTTCAAGAATTTCAGGCGCAGGAATTTTCACTGGTATTTGGAATTTGCAGACCGGAACGCAGACCTTTCCCTATGTCTACTCGGATGTTCCTTACAATGCGGGCATTCAGGCATACTCGGGCGACTTGAATACATTCGGGGCGAGCGGCATCTCAGTGAATATCCAGAGATTAACACCCTCCGGGCAGCAGGTTTTGGAATTCGACATTTACGGATATTCCCAAAATATAACTATTTCTTATACGGGTAACTAAAAACGGATTGACTTTATGGCTATTCTATTTGGAAGTAAAGGTTTAGGTGACTTCCCAACCTTCATTAAGGCGGGGGAAAGTCAGTCATGCCCATTCACCGTCTCCGTCAATTCAACCACGGGAGCAATAGTTATTGGATACGGCCTCGTCAACGGAGTGATTCCGTCCGGACTAACAGGCTTAAACGTTGCGGAAACCGGAACATTTTTTTTGGTTTTGACCGTAACTCTTGGGTCCGGAGCTGTAACCGGTGCCGTTTTCTCTGTTGAATCATCAATACCAAATGTTTATTCCGCAACACAGGGATCTCCCCCTTTGCAGGTCAAAATAACAACGCACGCCATTGTTGATAGGTCTGTTAAGAAAATTATAGGATGTAATAATATAAGCTTAAACGCTATTGAGTTATTCAGAACGGACAAACCCGATCCAACCGTGATTGGAATAACCCCTTATAATTCTTGGTATGGATATGAAATAATTTCATGAAATGATTTATTATTCAACAAGATCGCGACCAGTTGATACTTTTGGGGATGGGTTTACCTCTCAAGAAACAAATCTTATATTGGGCGGAGCATTAACGGCGGAAACTACTTTTACTCCGTTTTCTGTTATTGCATCATCAACAGCCGATTTTGCTCCGGGGAATGAATGGTGGTCTTCTGATACAAGATCAACTCTTAAATTAAGTGACGGGGAGAATTCAACAAGATATTTTCTGATTAGAAATTCATCTTCAGCTACATCGCAGTATACCTTTACAAATACTGCTGATTTTTTTTCGGCAAATGAGGAGAGTGGTAATAGTGCTTCATATACTTTGTCTCGGTTATTTTTTACCTCTTATACGATTAGAAGTTTTAGTAACGGACAAAGTTTTTCAAGTATAGGTGAAACCCAAAGTTTTTTTAGTAGCACTGGTTACACTAGTAGCTCTTTCTTTTTTTCGCAAACGGATACAGATGCATCTACTAGCACATCCGAATCTTCCTCCTTTTCCACGGGGATTTCTAATTCTAGTTCTAGTTCGTCGCAGCAAACAAACAGTGGCTTTACTTCGGCAAATAATGTAATCACTTACGGCTCCTCTACTATTCTATCTACTGTTGATGTATATAACTATTGCTTGACGACGAGTGAAACCTACGCGACAAATTACGTGGGCAATTCCACTACAACATTTTCAACGACGCTTACTAGAACAACTACTTACGAAACAGAATCCACTCAAAATATAAAAGGTTTGGCTACGGCAACCGCATTAGGATTTGCTGTTATTTTAGAGCCTATTTATGAGGCGGAAAACTTTATAAATAAATATTACGGAGGAGGGCGGAATATAATAGGTTATTATAATTATTCAATAAGCAAAACAGAAACAGTCACAAGCGGGCCTTTTCTTTTGACGGGAAGTTTATTTACAAAAAAGTCTTTTGAAGCAAGTCAATTCTTCCCTAGGATCACTGTTGAAGCGGTCCCGGCCAGCACATATACTTTAACGAGTTCATTTATTAATACCTCTAAAGTAACGGAAACCGCTACAAATAGCTCCGCTTCCTTTATTTTTAGTGAGGGTCTTTTGATTACAACTAGGACGCAGGCTTTTATTTACGATCAGACCTCTGAATCCACTTTTACGCTCACTAATCCAAATTCTGATTTTTCGACATATCAAGAGTGGATAAATTTTATACAAAAAACAACCAGAAGAATAATTTGTAAAACTACTGGCGATGTAACGGCAGAAAATATAATATCCCATCTTTTTACAAGTTATACGTCATATTCTAGGCGTAATTTAATCAATTTTACCAAACCCAGAGACACCACTTTCGTTGATGGGTTTGGGATTTCGATTACTAGAAATTATTCTCGCAAATATGAGTTTGTAACCAGAACCGATATTAATTATTTTGCTGGACTAGGAAGTCAGTTATCAGGAACCTCTTTTTCTATTTCTTACGGGAATACCTATACTTCTGATACCGGTGCGGGAGCCTTTACCTCTCAATTATCTACTAGAGTGCTTGATATTGATTTTGAATCAATTTTCTTTGGCGGGAAACTACCTACCTCAACCGATGGGCCGTCTAGCGTTTTTGGGGAAAATATGGCATGCCAGATAACTTATCTGGACGACAGTGGCGGCAGCACATTGGTTCCGGCTGGATTTTATACAGAAATAAGCGAAAATATTTCGAACAAGCAAATTGCAATTGATATTATTGGCTCTCTTGGGCTGAATCTGATTACCTATTTACAATCTACGGCTGGTTTACCCCCAATTATAGAAAGTTCTATTTTATACGACGGGGGAGAATCTTTTAGTCCTTAGTTTCCAAGCCATTTTACCACGCGAGTTCGTGGATGGCCCCTATATTCCCCTTCTTTTTCGTGATAGGAAATTATATGCTGATATTCATTTTTTTCAGCTCCCTTTTTCCGTGTGGCGATAACATGGTCGCATAAACAATGGGGAACGGTGTTCATTTTTATTCCATTTGGATGAAAGTAATTCCACATCATGTATAAATCTTCTGTTCCCTTGCCTTCGTATCCATCAAAAATAGCATAAGAAAGAGCGGTTCTTCCCATCAAAAGGCATCCACAACCATGCCAGTCAACAGGGACGCAGCTCGTGCCGAGCCCTATTGCTGGATATGCACTCGACATCCATCCTCTGCGTCTCCATCCGTATTTCGCAATAACCTCCCAAATATTACCGTCAGGAGGGCATTCTTTAATTTTTTTTCTAGTGTTTTCCCATTTATCCAACTGTTCCTTGGAAGGCTCTTTTTTTTCTTTACTTAGAGCCGCCATCTCTTCCTCGTCTTTTTTAATCTCCTCTTTTAGATCTTCTGGTAACTTTCTTTCGCTGGGTAAAAAATCTTCCGCAATTTGATTTTGATAAGTTCCGAATCCGCCCAAAAACTCCGTATTCGGATATGGACAACTAGAAACCTGATAATACCCACCATCAAACTCCAACGTATTCAACATACAGCGAAGCGCGTTCGGGGGCGGTAGCGTATCGCTGTCCAAGCTCCAGCAAAAATCCGCGTTCAGTCGTCTTGCTTCTGTAAAAGCCGCGTCTCTTAATTTAGAAATTGTTAATTGGGCCGTTTCCTTATAGTTTTTCGCTGTCTCGTCTTCAGTTAGAACATTTAGGTGGATAACTTCTGAAAAAAGGGTTTTCCAATAGGAGACAGCAGATAGGCATTCCGATGAGTTATCCCCCGAGATAACAACAAACTCCTCCACCATCCCCCTATCTTTTAAAAGACTTATATTGGAATGAACTCTTCTTGCCAGCGTTTTCATCGCGTAGCAATAGTTTTTTGTCGCGCAAACCGTAATGACTAATTTCAAAAGGATGAGTTAGAGGTTGTTAATCTTGCCAAGCAGGATGTAAATATCCTTTGCCGGGATATCTTTATAAGTCTTCCATTCGAGATAATCCGAGGATAGACTTTCTTTACATTCCGAGGCAATTTCTGTCAGTTTGAGCCAAGTCAATCCCTTTTGCTTGGCTTTGGAAATCAGGGAGTCGATTGGTTTTGTGCCGAGAACCGCATTTGAATTTTCATCGGACTTTGGGGCAAAAGTCTTGACGCTTTGTAATTCGTCTTTTCCAAGAATGCCCTCCATCGAAAGAAAAATTCTTACATTTCTGATAAATGCGCGATTCTCAGCTATTGCAGTTAAATAATAAATACCATTAATAGGAACAGTATTATTCGTTGTCGCGTCACCAAGACCGGTGAATTTAATTGGCCTGTCGCCGGTTTCATAATTAGCGTTCCATGTAATTGTGCAAGCGACAGAAACTTCACCGTTGGGACCAATTGTTGGGCGATCATAGGTAAGTTCGGAGAACCCTCTTAAATTAGCCAAATATCGGAACCCAGCCAAAAGGACTAGTAGGTTTTTTTCATCAACCTCATCAACGGTCACTTCTTCAATTGGCTTCCCAAGCTCTCTCTGAATCTCATCTTCTTTTTGTCGGTTGATGACAAAAAATTTCTTGGGAATCATTTTTTTCCAATCAACCCTGCCTTCTTCGTTGAAAATATACGAAACGCCCTCCATGAGGCCATATTTATTCAACGACTTTACCTTCGTGGGTATATTTGATACCGGAGGTGAGACTTCGGTAAACATTTCCATTTGATCTGCGCTTTTCTTTTTCATTTTTTATAAGTATGGTTAGATGGTTTATGATTAACTTTTTCTCTTCTTTTGTCAAGACAATTTCTTCGGCTGGGTAAGAGTTTAGGTCTTCTGATTGGAGATCAAAAATAAATTCTTCGTATTGTTGCCTCGTATTGTCCCCAAGGCCATATCTTTTATGAAACTCTATATGTAAAGATTTAAGTATTGTTATGCCATTATTTACATCATAACGCAACTCCTTATTTTTGTTCCAAGACTCAACGTGATGAGCGCATACACTGCCAGTTTTTCCGGTAATTTGGCACTTGTAATGGTCTCTCTTTTTGACTAATTTAATCCACTCTCTATTGAGAGGATCTAATACTCTTTTGGAAAATCGTTCTTCATCAGTAATACTTGGATCGTAATTTGGGTTTTTATCACCTCTTTTATCCCAACACCCATAGCATGATTTGCTTGCTAGTATTTTGGCTCCTTTTGGTCTAATAAAGGAAATTTTACCACACTCACATTCACATTTTAAGAAAGAGCGGTTTTCTCCATTATCATTTAGAATATTTACCAAATCTAAAATCTTATACTTTCCTATCTTTTGTCCAATTAGGTGTATATTTTTATTTTTAAAGAAAGACGCTCTACAGCCACAAGTTTTTACTTGCCCAAAAGTCAAATTTGCAGATTTAACCACCGCCTTGCCTCCGCAATCGCAAACACAATTCCAATAGGCCCCTTTATCAAAATGACTTAAAGAGACGGCGGTCAAATTATTAAATTTTTGACCCTTTATATCTTTAAAAACACCACTATTTTCCCCTTGCTTTTTCTTTAAAGCGCAGCTTTTGCATGTTTTACTTAAAAATATATTATTAATGTAAATTTCCTTGTTTTCTCCGCAATCACATTTACACAAACAGTATGTTTTCCTGTCTTTTTTATATATCTTTGTAATGGTAAGGTTGTTTATTTTTTGTCCAATCTTTACGTCTTTCTTATATCTTGGGTTATTTTCGCCGGTAAATCTAGATTCAATATAACAATCTTGACAGCTCTTTTTTCCGCTCCTTTTTAGGGAGGCTAAAGACAGAGTCTCCCTCTTTCCGCAGGAGCATTCGCAATTCCAATAAGTATGACCTCCTTCATTTTTAGAAAACGAAATAACCTTTAATTCGCCGAAGATATGTCCAACATAATCTTTCGGCTTTTTCCAGTAATTGTCCAATTTCGAAAAACATTTCCTGCAACCACCGTCCTTTTTCTTTTTTAAAGTGGATATAGAAGAAACACCTTCGTTACCGCAATCACATCTCCAATTCCACTGGTTTACGTTTGACTTATTATGAGAATAAGATAATACTGTCGCTCGACCTATTTTCTGACCCTTTCTCGGTCTCGGGTTTGACTTTGGCTCGGAGTCTTGATGTATGGTTATTTCTAAATCTTCCATTTTTAAATCAAAACTTCCGTTCAAGAATACAAAAATACCCGCTATCCTTCCAGAAGTCTTCTGAATCAATCACTGCGCCCTCATTCTGAATGAATGACTGAGTGGGTTGATTGGCTTTCCAGTGGGCATGAGAAAGGAAGATTTTTCCATCTGACAAGAGGTATTTATTTGTCTTGAACTTTAAACCGTCATAATTTGTCTTTTCTCCGGTCTTGTCAAGCGGATTTTCTGTAGGTTTGATAGATTCGACCAAGGCGACATCCAGCATACGGAAACGGATTTCGTCCAGTTCTGAACCATCTGCGCGGCAGAAGAAAATAGTTTTAACCCCGGAATGCTTGAGTTTTTTACAATAATCAATACTAGTCTGGCTCGTGACTTCAAAATTCAGAACCGGAATGCGGCCACGGGCTCGTTTTAGGAGATCAATGGAAATTTCTTGATTGGCTACAACCGTATATTTCCGCGTAGAAAGCAGTTGGGCCAAAGCATTCTCATCATGTAAGTAATCCATTCGAAGGCTGAAAACATGCTCGGGGAAGATTTGAGGATTAATGATTGAGTCCGGTATTACTTCGATTACCGAATTTTGAAACAATTCTCCCATATATTTTGTTTCAAAAGAGGCCCGGCGACTGACAAGATTCAGTAAGACCGTATCAACAATCTCTTCTGGTTTGATCGTATTGATATTTTTATTTCGTTCAACCGCTTGGTAGGTCGGGTGGGGTGCCGTCCCACAAATATTGACCGAGAAATAATTCAGTCCATTGGTCTGACAACTGGTTGATCCATAAAGTGTTACCGCATCTTTTTTATATTTCCCGGCCAAGACAGCATATAGATGATCTCCAGACAAAAGCATTCGACAATTTGAAATTAAATAAGAGGCTTGCCCCGGTTTCAGTCCAAGAAGATGAGCCGAACAAGCATTCAATCGGGAGCAGGGCTTATCGGAGATTTGAACCAAAACGAAAGATTGGCCGAGTTCTTTTTTTAGTTCATCGACAACAATCGCCCAATAATCATAGGTCTTACTCGGAGCCTTTTCATTCGGCGAGGTATTGATCAGGATGGTTTTTCCCAAGTCGAAGTCAACGGGGACGAAATCCTCCATGATGTAAGGTTCGGAATGCCGTAAGCCGGTGGAAAGAGAATACAGATCGGTAAGTTTCATACGGATTTTTGTTTTTAAAGTTTGGTTTGAAAGGCCACGACGCTTGATTCCGATTTAAATGTCTTTTTCGGTATGATTACTACGTCAACCACTCCATCAATCTCTCCGTGCCCGGTCATAACCGCTTCATTTTCAAAAATCGGGGCATAAGGAATAATGCAATCAATATACGGATTGCCTTCTAGTATCTCGCTAAACTGAGGATTGGCCGCAAAGTAAATTTTATGGTCCGGGTAAGTCTGGCGG